CATCTCCTCTATCTCCTTCTTCATCTCTTCCCTCAACTCTCTCTCTGTCTTTCCCGTCATTCTTTCCAACATTCTCAACATCCTTTCCATTCTTTCTCTTCCTTTCTTCTTTCTCTTCCTTTCTCATTTCAATTTTTTTCTTTTCTCTACCTTTCTTTCTCTTCTCTCTCTTTCTCATTTCTTTTCGTAGAATGCTTTCACGCGCTTATTGACAAGAATTTTTGTAACATCATAGCTCATTATACTCATTCCTTCTAATGATTTTATCCGGGACAGTGCTACATAACTTTGTCCTGCTTCAAATATCCCCGAACCAATGTCAATAATACAACGTTCTAGTGTTGCACCCTGACTTTTATGAATCGTGATTGCCCATGACAATATAAGAGGGATTTGTGATACACCAATTCCCGGTATATTTTCACTTAACCAAGTATGATAATTCACTGTCATTTCCAATCCATTATTAAATCGAACCACTGGTAATGGTGGTGTATTTCCTGAAGGATTCTCCGCCATTCGCACAATTACACCTTGACTACCATTGCATATCGGAGTCGCGGATGTCGTCACCGACTCTTCCATATTTACAACACACATCACTTGAGCACCTACTCTTAATTGTACAACAGTATCACATAATATACTATTCTTCAATATATGAAGTTCCGCCATAATCCGTTCCTTACTCTGTGCACTTCGTAACTGTCGTTCTTTATCTGACAATGGCAAATCAGTTATATATTTTAATTCATAGCTATACGTCGGGCTATCCGGATCCAATATATCCAATTTCTCCATTTCAAGTCGATTTATTTCATCTACTCGCGAACGAGTTGCGTATAAAATCGTCGGTTTGGTCTGCGGTGTTCCATCTTCAGATACATCCGGCAATAAAACCCCTATGCGTGACCGAAGTATTGCATCGGTCTTTCGTGTGATACGACCTTCGCGCACCTGATTTAGAATTTGACAGTACACAGGATCAGTTTGTCGAAAAATTTGCTTTAGATGAATATGATTCTCTTTTGGAAATGTATTGAACCAACTATCACTTTCAAAACAAAACCGCGAATTGTCGGGATCTTCAGTATTTATACCCACTGGCGGGAGTTGGTAGAAATCGCCACAAAAGATGAGTTGGATTCCACCAAATGGCCGCGAATGACAGTTTCGAACGGTTTTACCAACAATGTCAAGAACATCGAATAAACGTTTCGACATCATACTCACTTCATCAACAATGAGTGTGCGTGTTTTTCGCCAATCTTTTTTTTTGAAGAAATTCTTATCCACACGATGAACAATAGTATCGATATCACCATTTGCAAGTCCAATACCAGCCCATGAGTGAATTGTCTTTGCCTTACATTCTAACATGACTGCAGCACATCCAGTAAGTGCACACACCTGAATATTATGTTCGCGTTTTCTTGCATATTTGTATATCTCTCGAATCAACGCTGACTTTCCTGTGCCACCAGGTCCAGTTATAAATACATTTTGACCTGACTTATATTTCTCAAATGCCAGTTTTTGTTCTTCAGACATCTGCTCTTGAAATGAGTTGTTATCCATTACATTACTATCACTTGGAGTAAATGATGGTAATATAGTAGAATCCTGTGAAGCCGGAAGATGAACTGTATCTTCGTCAGACAATTTTTTTACTACAGTCGTATATTTACGAATATCATGTGACAAACTTGTTTGCATCGAGTATCTATTACAATAAGATAAAACACAGTGAATCAAATTCAATTTATATTTTATTAAATTACTTTTATTACATGCTTATCTAATTCATTTTCTTTTCGCTATTGTAATATAGAAATAAAATTACATCATTTATATTCAACTACCACACAATGTCAATATCTTATTCCGTCCCGCAAACTTTATATTCAGGAACAGTTACAGACTCGACAATGAAAAAGAATATTGACACCGTAACAACTAGTTTATTTGCTTCAAATGACCATTTAGAACGTTTAAAAAAGTCACAACTTATTCTTGAAAAGTATCCCGATCGTGTTCCTCTTATCATTCAAGCATCTAAGAATGATCGTGATATTTATCCGATTGACAAGTCAAAATATATCACTCCGAGAGATTTTACATTACTACAATTGCAACAAATCATACGTAAACGTATTCGTTTTCCAGCCGAAAAAGCGTTGTTTTTGTTTATCAACAACAAGTTATATCCAATCACATCCGTTATCGGACAGGTGTACGATAATAATAAAGACACTGATGGGTTTTTATATATCACTTATTGCCAAGAAAACACGTTTGGGTAATATGTATTATTGTGATATTCATCTAATAATAACATATATAGACATAAAAGTATAACAATCTATATATGTTATCATTCTTTTCCAACATAAAAAATAAAATACGTGAAAAATTAACTAGAAAAAAACTTTTAAAACGAACACGACATTATCAAGTAGTTATGGGTTCTGATATATATGTCAACACGAGCGATTCTGACTCATCAACAGATACAAATGAAAATTTACCTATACATACGACACCTGAGCAACAATCACAGTTAGAGTCTACTAGAATAAAATTATTGTTTGGTAAACAATATGAAGAACCACTTATATACAATGACTATGAACTACAGACATTATTGTATCATATGAAAACACGTTGCATTGATATAGAAAATATAAAATTAGAATCTCGATTTGAAGAACTCATCGAAAAAATACCAAATATAAACGAATTATTCAAAATCAAACTAAAAATTTTATATATTATGATTTCGCTTAACTGTTATTGTGATTTCTTTGAAGAAAAGAAGAAATATCGCGGATTCAATGAAAATCATTCATTAGGCGTATTTCGTTTTAATGACTATATTATTCGCATTGATGATTCACCTTACAGTTTTATCAATGAAAATGACGTTATTCTTGGATTAAAAAAAAAAGATTCATTGTGTGATAATATTGTAATACCATTTTTGACATATATAAATATCAAAAGAAATGCACAAAATGATATATGCGAATGTAATACTAAATTATGTGACTGTAAATATTATGATGATGAAGACAATGAAGATAAAATAAATATGATGTCTTTTGATGGTAAACGTTATTATCATATCATGCGACAAAACTCAATTTCATTTAGTATACAACACTATGCAAAAAATACAGAACAATTATATCATTGGGTAAAAGATAATATTTGCAATAGCATTTACAACCAATTTTCAAATATACAGTATTCTTTTTTTATTCATTTATTTTTAAAATGCGCAAAACTTATACGTGAATTACATGATGTAAATGTGGTTCACGGAGACATTAAACCGGACAATATTCTTATTCGCGAAGATGATAATTTTAACCTTTACAATACGATAAAATGTAAAAATTTCACTGTATATCTTATTGATTTTGGGTTATCTGGAACTAACAATGAAGGATTTGGCACTGGCGGAACAATCCCATATTGTCATCCTGAATTCAAAAACATACGTGACACCAATAGAACAAGTAAATACAACTGGAAACGACAACAGTTAAAGCATGATGTGTGGTCTCTAGGAATTATTTTTATTACTATGTATATCTATCGTGATTTTTACAGTTATTACCATAAATATCCCGATTACTTTTTTACAAAAGATGGTTATGTGTCCACATTGATTTTAGACGTTATTGCTGATACTAAATTACATGACCTATTTTCAAAAATACTTTCTGAAGAAAGTATAACAATTCACAATGTATGTGACTTATTAGAAGCGATGGACCAATAACTAATAAACTATATATTGATGCTATTTACAGTAGCATTGCTTGGCAATGTCACCTCTTTTTGTGTAGATGCATATTCAGCAACAGGTGTCGATGCAAGTAATGTAACTGAATCATTTGATGTTGTAAAAGATACAACAGAATCGGATGTAGAAGTCGAAGATGCATTAGCTATTGTCGTTGCTGCAGCAACCGTGCTTGGAACATGAGCATCATCTGGTTTTGGTATATTCGTAACATCACCTCCACTTTTATTGTTCATTGATTCTGTCATTGCGTTCATAATTTTATAAGGATTACTATTATTTCCGCGAAGTGATTTTGGTAAATACTGTTCTTCGATAGATGGTGTAAATTCTGTCGGCACAGACGCTGTTATAATGTTTGTGTTAATGGTTGGTTGGTTCTTCGTATTACTTGTGGTAGTAATATTCAAACTTGTTTTTTGTTGAAACTCTTGTTTTCCAATGACTCTTTTCTCGAGTGTATCACGTTTCGTATTCATATGTTGAAGTGTGCTCATAGCAATCTGCGGTGCAATTGATAGAGTGCTCATATATGTACGGTATTTGAAAGAACATACACTCGTTTCTGTTCCAACGAACTTAATGCTATACCACCAATATGCAGGAATGAACATGGCGAATCCTTGGTATAATTCAACCTCAAGTGTTTTAATTTTATCAAAATCATCCTGATACTTTGGTTGCACTTTCCATGGGTTCACAGGGGACCTAAATTCAAATATGTCATAGTCAGTAATTGGATACAAATATCGTGTATCTTTTGGCGGGATCAGCATAACACGAATGCTCCCTTGCGTGACAAGAAGATAATTACGATAATTCATATCATAACGAAGAGGTGTCACTGTATTTGTTGATGCCATGAATATATCATACATGCATTTTGAAACCATATATGGACGAAAAAAATCGTCGTTTAACTGAAATGTTTTAATCAAACCGGTTTCTTCTATAAAATCTCCATTGTTTTCACTAATATACTTCATTTCCGTATCATTTTTCAGGACTTCGTGTGCAATTTTTAGTGGCACTGGAATATACAAGACAAACTCATTATCGTATTCTTTTTGATGGGGTTTTGTATCATCGTTATTTGTGGCATTTGACAATGGCATTTTAGACACATCACGAATATTGATATCAAATGCACGGTAACTCGTATGAATTGCTTGATAAGATAATTGTGATAATATTTGCTCATTATAATATTCAAATGTTGTAGGTTGTCGTATATCACACACTTCTTCTAAACGTTGTTTTGATGGTTGGTCTATCTCATAGACTTCTAAATCATTGCTTCGCTTCAAATGAAAAAGGATATGTAAATATAAGAATAAAACAATACAGAAAATTAAAATAGATTCAATTAGCATTGTAAATATGAATACTATTACATATTCATATTTATACTTCTTTGCTTTTACGAACAATTATTGAATATCATTTACAATCAAGGAAACTGGTTCATGAATACCATCTAGCAAATATTCATCGTCTGGAGGTATGGGTGTATAGTCTTCATTATTATCGTTATTATTTTTATCAGCATCATTAGGTTCGTCTTTTAGAGTTTGTAGTGTTGACGGTTCCGGTTCCGGTTCCGGTTCCGGTTCCTTAGATGAAATGCTTTCTTCAGTAGTTGCACCCGAAACAATATTTGCTGCATGAGTCAGTATAATTTCAGTCATTTCAGACTGATATAATCCATCTCCATCCAACCCGGTATCTTGAAATGTCTCCTGTTTTGGAGATGACGCGGTGTTTTGATTCAATAATCGAAGCAACATCGTATTCATCTCATTCATCATTTGTTGTTGCGAATGTATAAGAGAACGAAGTTCTTGATTTTCTTTCACCAATGGTTCGATTTTCATGATCACTTCTGAGAGATTGGTCTCAGTAACTATCTTATTCACGATACCTTCTACAAATTCGCGACTGTTTGTCAAGTCATTCATGACAACATCCATTAGCAACTCTTCTTCTTCATCTCCTTCGTCTGATTGTGCATCACCCTCAACGTTATCCTTTGTAATATCGACATTATCACTAAATGTAACATGGTTTCGATTTGAAGTTGTTTCTTGTGTTTGGTTAGAGACTGTTGATTGTAATTCTCTGAACTTCCGAATAAGTTCATGAAGAACATGATTATGTTCTTGAAGTTTAACATCATGAGACTTTATAATGACTATTGGTGGTGGAATTACTCCAGTGTCAGATATCATTGTTACATAGGGTGTAATATTCAATTCATCGATTGTATTCGGATTCTGTATTATTTGCATTCGTTGTGGTTGATTTGCATTTCCGACCGAAACATACTTTGGATTTTTTTGTGGAATACCTTTTTCATAAATAAATTCCGGTTCTGAAATGGTTGGAATCATTACATTTACACTATTTCCATAACTTCCCGTTCCTTGTCCTTGATTCATTGCTTCTATCTGTTTTAAACTCGCTATCTTTTGTTTAAGAATCTGTGTCTGTATTTCATTCTGTCTGTGTAGAATTTTCAAATTTTCAGGAGACATTGAACTTCCTTGCATTTGTATCAGTTTGGTTCGTTCTGCCAATTGTTGTTTAATCAATTCTATATTTTGATAAATATTCATAGGTTGTGGAGGAAATCCATTTGGCATTATTTGTGGCGCAAACCTTGCTTGTTCATTTCCATAAGAAGAACCAGATACTCCAGGACCGGAACCAATATGGGGAATAGAAACCGGAACTTGTGCAGTCACGGATGGTTGTCCTCTACTATAATAAGACATTGGTGCACCATTACTGGTTACTGGAGGTGTAGTTGATGCTCTACGCTTTCTTGCTGCTGATAATGCCGCACTACCACTCATCTTATCGTGTAAATAATATGTATATCAAGATTTATAACATGTAATAACACATTAATTCTATATTATTTTCGCATTTTCATTGGTATCGAATCGTAGCTTTGATATTTCAGTATTTTAAAGTCATCAAACTTGTAATCATTTATATTTTCTCTCAAAACCGAGATTTCAACTCGCGGAAATGGAAACGGACGACGCAATAATTGTAGTTTCAATGTATCAATATGATCATCGTATATATGCGTATTCCCTAAATAATGCACAAATTCATGAGGAACTAGACCACAGTGTTTAGCGAGAAGATGTGTCAAGAAGCTATAGGATGCAATATTGAAAGGAACGCCTAAACCTACGTCTCCGCTTCGCTGGTATAATGCGCATGAAAGTCGATTCTGGTTGTCGACGTTGAATTGACACAATACATGACATGGTGGAAGAGCCATCTCGTCAAGTTGACATGGATTCCATGCCGACATGACTAACCTGCGCGAAAATCTCTCAATCGGGTCTTTCAAACATTTAATAATATAATCCAATTGATCCACACCTTGACCCGTATAATCGGTCTCGTGGTTATGATATTTCGCGTTAAAATGGCGCCACTGATGACCATAAATCGGTCCAAGATCACCTTCGGCATTTTGCCGTAGTCCACGTGAGTCAAGAAAATCTCGTGATGCATTACCGTCCCATATATGAACACCGACACTTTGAAGTAGTTGGTTATCTGTTTGCCCTTGAATGAACCAAAGCAATTCTTTAAGACACGTCTTCCACGCCATCTGTTTTGTAGTGAGAATTGGTATGACTCCTTGTTCTAATGAGAAAACCATGGCCGCACCAAAAACAGATATTGTGTCACCATTTCGACTCGTGTGTTTCTGATTTTGTTGCATAATTTCATGAATTAGATTTAGGTATTGATATTCCTCATGAGGATTGATAAACGATGTGGATGTAGGCATTGGAACTAATGCTGGCAGTAGAGTTGGTGCAGTCAATGCCGGAATAATTGTTGGGGTATTCGATACTTGTGAAATAACTGGTATTTGGGAGGTAGGTTCTGTAGTATTTGTAACATTCGGATTTGAATCTGTTTTGGATGTTGTATCTTTATCATCACTCGAAAATTCAACCCGGTAATGCGGAATACTATTGATACGAGCAAAGTTACGAATCATGTTTATAACCTATAAAGGTTGAATGTGTTTAATACGATTATAGGATAAATAATATTATTCTCATTATATATACTCAATAATGGAGGCATTTGAAGAAACAGTCAAAGAAGGTTCAAAGCGAGGCAGTTCATTTGTTGACCATGTCTTTCGTTTAGACGAACAGCAACAAGGAGTTCTCTTAAATATTGTCCAATACACAATCATTGGTTTTGTTCCAATATTGATTATGTTGTATTTGGTTCGTACATACGTCCCTGAACCGGATGATCATAAGGCAACTCTTATGATTTTAGTTGAAATCATTGGTCAAATTCTCTTTATGTTCGTTTTTATTTACTTTATCCATCGCGTGATTACCTATATTCCGACCTATTCCGGATACAGATACAGTGAGTTCAACTTCACGACTACCATTTTAGGAATATTGATGATTCTCTTGAGTATTAAGACGAAATTGGGCGAGAAGGTCCAGATTCTCGTTGAACGTGTCATCGAGCTTGTTGGAGGAGAAACGAGTTATAATGCTGCTGCTGGAGGCGTTGCTACCAAAGGTGCACATGGAGCAAGTGGCGGCGGCGCAGTTCGCATCACGCAACCATTGTCGCAACCTTACGCTGGCGGCGTTCCCGGTGGAATGGTCGGTGGTGGAATGGCCCCTCCCAATCCGGTTTTAACATCCAATCGTAATACTGGTACAGCAGATTATGGACTGTCACAAGCGTCTCAACAAACACAACACTTCAATAGCACATATGCGCAGAATGTCGGCGCTGGTATGCCCGGTGGAATGATGTCATTTGAACCGATGGCTGCGAATGAAGTCATCGGGTCAAAGTTTTAGAGTTTGCATCTTATGTCTCGGCACATTGATTGTTGTATAGTCTGACAATCTATACTCATACGAAATAGAACATATGAGTATAGATAAATAGTGTTTATATACCTTTTTCTACCGTAAGTTGATATATACTTCCGTTGTAAGTAATAGTTAATGAATTTGTTGTATCATATCCTATTTTTTGTTGTGGATTACCATCTTCAACCCATGCCAACCGAGTATGATTAATAGACTTTAATAAGAATTTATGACTTTTACCGTCAATAGAAGTAGAATATGTATATAAGGGATTCGGTAACTGGTGTATTACACGCACATAACTATAATAGAGATGATTAGAATAGTTACTTATATATCCAACACCATCATCTTCATCTTTTAAGTTATCATTCTTTAAAAGTAAAGGATTAGGAATATCCCGGTCCGGTGCGCCGTTCTCTATATACCAACCATTTTTGGTTTTGTTCTCTTTATTGGGGGTAATACTCGATACAACATTTGCAACCGTCGAAGGTTGTGCCGACGATTGGACCACGTCCTTTGTTTGTGGTTGTTCATTACATGGGGTAAAACACACGTATATTTGTTTGCCGTTCGATTTATTTCTTTCTAAAGAAAAAACCTCAAGCGTTTTATTGTAATTATTACTCGTTAAGAAATATTCTACTTGTGTCTCAGTCAATGATACATTTTCTACTTGTTGATTATTACTTTGTTCCGGAACAACTCTTCTATCTCTGAAGGGCCACGGCCACCACTTTAATCCCCCCCGATATACCGTTCGCGTTTTCTTACAAGTTCTTCGTGTTTTACCACGTTTCACTTTTCGATTTCGTGTAGTTTTCATTCGTTTATATTATAACTTGATAATATTTTCGGACACACACTGGTATTACTTCTCAATGAAAATCTCTCGTTCAATGCTTTTCATAATCTTACGTTCTCCAACTGGATCATCTTTGATTTCATGAAGAACATTCTTCATCATCTTATGGTGGAAATCTTGCAACCTACTATTCGTCTCCCATCCAGGATGTAAATCCATCCATTTCTTTATGGCAAAATATTCCTTGTTTGCAATATCTACGAACGCCTGACGCATTCGCGCATTTCCTTCATCTTTCGCCCACTGGTGGTTATCGCGGACATAAATCGTATCGCGTTTCTGATCGGTACAATGTATCGGGCGTTTATACAAGTCCATTTGCTTCAAACCATCAATCATGACTTTACTAATGCCTTCAACTAATCCTTGATTGCGCGTGTATGTTAAATCATCCATTGTGATTTCGAGAGAATTGACGAAATCCGAGAGATTCACCGCGTCTTTACACTGTTCATTCAAGAAAAAGTTCAAATTAAATTGGTTGTTATTCGTATTATTGACGATAATATTGCGTTCTTTGCTAAGTTCGACAATCTGCTTTTGCAAGGTTTTATTCTGGTCTAATAACTCGAATACGAGAGAATTAATGAGAGACTTTTTGTTTCGTTTCTTGCTGGTAGTAAGTGCCGAAATCATTTTCCGAATATAATCCTTGAGTTTCTCGTTCTGTTCTGTTAGAAGTTCAGATACGGCAGATGATGCAGCATCTGATACACCAGTAACCGATGATGCATTATCAACATCATCGAGAGAAGTGGACGACGAAGACGATGAAGCGAGTGAAGAACCATCATCAACTATTGACGTAGTGTCATCAATATCACTACTATCTTTATATTTTTCCGATACATGTACGCCAATCTCTCGAACAGGGATTGTTGAAACTTCTGGAGCGCTTGAATAATGAAAAATGCCAGAACTTCCACAATTCGTTTCTTCCGCCTTTTTTTTAGATTTGAAACGATAACGTACGATTCGATTGTCATCATCGGTATTTACTTCGTTGTCATTCTCTCGGGATTCAGGTTGTTCAATCTCTAACTTGCTAGCAGATGACGACGTAGTCGTAGTTCTTGTAGTTGTCGTCGTTGTAGTAGTTGAAATGATAGATACAGATACGACAGAATCGGTTGAATGATGATGGTTTGCGTTTACCAGTTTATTCATAGATTGGTTATGCTGATATTGCAGACACGTAGACGTGTGTTTATAATAACTAGAACGGTGTGAATACGACTTTTTACAAAAACATATGTATTTTCCATCATTCGTAGCTGGCGTGTTCGCAGAATTTGTTTCATTTGCTTCACCGCCAAAAATCTCCGGTTCAAAACTAAGTGGCGCAACCACTACGGCCACTTTATCACCAAAAATATTTGGTTTAAAATCAGGAATGGTTGGAATTTCGGAAATTGACTTTTCAGCCATTTTTTCATCGTTCAAATTTGGTTTCATTTTCAAAATATGGAAATTTGCGCGTTCCTTCGCCTGAAATTCATTGTTACAATCGCATTCCTCCAGAATGGTACACTTCCAATTTGTCCAACCGCCATTCTTCCGAATGCAATGATATAATTTGGTTTGTATAGAAAGATCCAAAGTCTCTCGCTTATGTTTATACTTTCGTTGTGTTAAGTTGGTTGTGTAAGAAATATATCTGTCTGAAATCGATGGATTTTTACAAGTTAATAAATAGACATATGTTTTCGAGTAATCAACATACTTTCTCGGCATTTTTTGTACTTTCAGTCTTGTATTATTTTACCCCAATTTGTAGCAATTTTACCCCAATTTGTAGCAATTTTACCCCAATTTGTAGCAATTTTACCCCAATTTGTAGCAATTTTACCCCAATTTTTGTGTATATTTTTGTGGATTGTCTGTCTATATTCGCTTTATATACAGTCTATATTTTATCTCTAATACATTTTTACGTATTTGTGACCGGTAATTCATTTTACCCCAGGGGTAAGGCAACAATCGCACCATCAGTTGGTCTAAATGTTGCCATTATCACATGAAAAATCGAACATTATCGTCACATTTTTTGTTTGATTTTGTTTGATTTTACCCCAATTTTGTATTAATTTGTAGCAAAGTGCATTTTGACACTTTAGAGATAATGGCAACATTTACACGATAATCAGTCACATCACCAAAACCTCGACGACTATATATCCCGCTAAATTGAATTGGGGTAAAATGGTCTTTTTTCAAAAATGTCCAAATCCGGGTTTGCCCATTTTACTTTTAAAACACGTTTTTTGCACATTTAACCTGACGAGAGCATATTTTACAAAAATCGTAAAATATGATTTAAAAACTGCGGGATTGTGGTAAGGTGATTTTGAAAATATAAGTTTTTGCCATTTTTCTGCCGATCACGTGCATCATCCCGCCACACTGACTTTTCAAAAAACTATAAGATAATGCTATATTTGCTTTAATTTTCAGTAAGGAGTTGCCTAAAATCATTAAAAAACAGATAGGTCAGTCTCATTTATACAGGATTAAAATATCATAGGGTAATACGTTGAATAACCACGTCCTTTACCTAGATATTGGGTTGGTGGTTGCGTATTACGAGCGATGTGTGCTCCAATCATTGGCCTCATCGAAGTAGATAATTTTGGAGTAAGATTCATTATTGTTGATGTATTATCTTGCATAATTGCGTTCATATGTATAATAAACAGATTATACTATATCTATATACTGTCATTATGAAAAAAACAGTAATTGTTGATTTGGAGTATATGCGGCCATGTATTGGACGCGGTAGTCGGTCTCGTTCACGTTCACGTTCACGTTCGAGGTCTAATAAAAAAAGCATGTACGATAACGACGAAGAATTGAATATTAGCGCATTATTACAGAAGAATCAGGACGAATACGAAAGTGATAGTAACGAAAGTGATAGTAACGAAAGTGAAACGACTTTAACAAACGAAGATATTAACGATAGTAGTGAAAGTGATATTGAATCAGATAATTCACCTCTTGCAACAAATCACCGTATACATCCAACAGTGAAAGACTCCGATTATGCAGTTGATTCGGATGAGGATCTGCTGCAATCGGTTATTGATGAACCTACATTTCCGCTTGATGTCAATGCGATATTATCTGCGATGAATAAGACAGAGAATAACACGATAGCGAATATGACGATGAAAAAGATAACTGCGCGCAGACACGAGATTCTCTCGTCGTTAAATTTGACAATGGAAAAAATGGAGGAGTTTGAGCGTAAATTGAGTATGTATCGAGTGATTGAAAACCCATATGAACTCAAACATAATCAACTGATTCGATGGATACCGCTTCGTTCTCTCGAAACACGTCCATACGTAACATTAGGTGGAACATTATTCCGCGTTCGTGAAAATCAAGAAGAAGGCGTGCATGTTGTGACGATTCGAAATATAAAGAGATTTGTATTCAATATCAAGTTCGAATTGAACGTGGTATTTCAACGTTTGAGTCAAGAAGAACTCTTAATATTACGTGCAGTAGAATATGTTGAGAATGATGAGTAAAAAAATATTATTTGTCTATTTTCAAGCGCCGTGTCATCTTGGTCACGTCGCGTGTAATTTTTGGACGTAACTTGCCGGTTTTGGTTTTGCATCGAAAACCGTGAGAACGCAGTCCTTTCGAGTTGAAAATAGAACGAGTGCAATATGCGATACGTCGACTTTCATCTAGATTTCGGTTCGACTTGCTTGATTTAATACACCTACACAGTTTTTGAGCAAGAATTCGATGCGCTAGATTTTTAACTGACTTGTCATTTATTAATTTGATATTGTCATGTTGATAGTGATGAAGAATTTGTTTATAGTCGCTGTTTGTTAGTTTCATATCCTCATCAATATCATTGTCCGTATATGTGAACGATTCTTTCATTCGTATCTATTATTATAGTATTATAATATAGTTACATAAATAATGAGACATAAAGTAGTTGTCTTTGATGTAGATGAAACGCTTGGCAATTTTATTCAATTCTCTTTATTTGGTAATGCATTAGAAAATTATTTCAATCGACCTGGTATTATCTACAAATACTTCAATGATTTAGTTGATTTATATCCAGAGATTATACGACCGAATATGGTACGTATATTAGAGTATATACGCAAGAAGAAGAATTCTGGTGTTTGTAGTAAAGTAATGATATACACAAACAATATGGGCCCGGAAAAATGGGTAGCACATATTCGTCAATACTTCGAGAGTAAATTACGTGATTCGGTGCAACTTACTAACAGTGGCGCAAAATATGAGAACGGTCTTGCAATCATTCCACCATTGTTTGATCATACCATAGGTGGGTTCAATCCAAATAAAAAAGAACGTATAACACGCACAACTGGATATCCTGAACGAACAACAAGTGAAAAAACAGTGAAAGAATTGATACGATGTTCGCGTCTTCCATCAGAGATTGAAATATGTTTCTTGGACGACCTACAACATCCTAAAATGATTGATGAACGTGTGTATTATATTAAATTACAACCATATCATTCATTTATACCGTTTGAAATATTTGTTGTTCGATTTTTGAACAGTGCATTATACCGTGATGTGTTTGATAAATTTAATATTCCATCTGTTATAACTGGAACATCTGATACTGCTAAAAAACAGATTATATCGATTGAATTATACAATGTTCTTATGCGTTATGTAGAAATATCACAGTATGATGAAAAGACTGCTCATCAAAAAGTGAATCCTCGCGAGATTGACGAAATTATTAGTAAGTATATTATTTATCATCTACAGCAGTTTTTTAAAGAAGGCCCTCCACAAAATTCACAGTCGCTTCGCATATCGTCATCATCCAAAAATAAAATCCGAAAAACATCGAAAAAAAATATAATAAGCACGCGGAATGCGAACTCTAACCACAACGGACACATTTTTTATGTTGATAAGAATACTGCAGTGAAGAATATGAAGAATACAACAATGCGAAAGCGATAAACATAAGCATAATATAGATTCAAGCAAACCAAGACAGTTGACCTGACGCGTCGATAAAGATGACGCGTTCACCGGCAGCTTCAGCAGCAGCCACGACTTCTTCTATCGCAATCTTCACTTCAGGTGTTTCATGTATTTCATGAATGTAAACAATACCTTCTTCGCGACGTGCGATGATATTCTCTCGAACACTAGCCAATGAATTCTCAAAAGTTCGTTGACGTGACATATTGACCCATCTTTGATGGCGCGCATTGGAAACATGCCGATCCCAATTTCCTTGGACGCCTCTCCAGCCGCACTGACAACTCACCGGGCGCACCACTTCCAGTTCATGGTATGTGTCGTTGAACAAGCGTTGCATGATGACTTGAATCGCGTGATGAAGCACCATCGGGCTCGTTTCGTAACCGGCATTTCCTGGCTCTGGTTTGTAATTCACGAGCAACTGAAATATTTCTTGTTCTTCGCCGCGATGAACCAGATTGTGTTCGTCATTCGTGTAGATACTGGACTCATCACCACAAAGCTCGACCACGATGTCATCCGCGACATTCATGATTTCATCGTAGAGTTCTTCATCATCGTCGATAATTTCATCAAGCGTCGTCCAAGAGTTCATATCGAAATGCACTCTGCCGAACATACGCGGTCTTGTGAGTATTTTTTGTGTGCTTTTATACATTGAACCAAGCGCATTCATTCCGCGCAAATACTCACCTTCTGAAATTTTATTTTGGTTGTCTTCAAGAATAGACATAAGTATATCTAATTCTTTCTGTACAGCATTTTTTGCATGTTCTTCTCCAATTGACATTGTAATTCAATATCTACTTCGTTATCGATACTTATTTTATTCAATGATAAAAACATTTCAATTTTTTTCATTGAATCCTACATACCATTCACATCAGCGTCATACCCAATGTATTTCTGGATTGGGTTTACTACCTTACTAGTAACTTTCCTAACTGGACGTGTGATATTATAAGAAATTTGTTGCTTTGTATACTGCATAACTTTTTCAGATACAACATGAGTAATTATAATGAAAAAACACATGTTCATAATGAGACGTCTATCAACTTCACTAAATTTACTTCCACCAAGTATTGCAAATTTTGGATTATTCCATGATATCGTATTGAATCGTAATATTAATATTGTTACAGCCAAATATAATAAAATATTTCGTAGTATAGGAATATAGTCAGGTAAAGTATTGTAAAATCCTAATAATAATATTGTGTATGTTCCATATATAATATAGTCAGTGTATTTCAAATATGATGTATATTTATTGAAAAATGGGGTCAACCATTCACGAACTGTATATAAAAAAGAAACTACAGTGTTTTCTATTGTATCTATAATTACATTCATTTCAATATAAATCATCTACATTATTGTCATATTAAAATTTATAAGAGTTGTTGTAATAAAATTGTAGTATAGATTACGTAGGCATATCTGATGATACATAAAATGACAATAAACGTGCACTAGGGTCTAATACTCCTTCGCAAAATGGATGCCGCCAATAATACGGGATTGTATCTCCGCGTCCTTCATAAATGCATTCGAATACTCGACGATAATAAAAACTCTCCTTGTCATATGGAGGATTATGAACTGAATACATATAGTTATTTTTATTATTGAACTCATTATCAGAAACCATAAATTCGGAATGTTCTTTTATCATTTGTACCCAAGTCTTCCCGCCATCTGCAGAACTTACACCATCACTAAACGCCTCCTTTCTACGCCACAATACACTATCCGGCAACAACCCTTCATTTTGAAATGCTTTTCGAAGCAAGTATTTTTCCATTTTTTCGTCTGTGAAACGCTTGAAACGAGGCGGAATACGCATGACATAGGTAAGAAACTCTTTATCGGCAAACGGAACGCGCGCCTCCAAACCAGCGCCACTGATGCTCTTATCGGACCGCAGTAAATCAAAAAAACGCACATCGCGAATCATTCGCTCATTTTCACGGTGAAAATCGGCATCACTTGGTGCTTTCATGAATCCACGATAAGAACCAAAGATCTCATCTGACATATCCCCACAATAAATGACAACATCGTTGGTTTGTTGTTGGATATATTTACTTATAAGATAATTCCCTACTGATGCGCGGATGGTCGTAGTACAGTAACTTTCTGTCTGGTAAATTGTATCATAGATTGCATTCAAGAAGTCATTCTCGCTAAGTGATACTTCATGATGACACGTTCCCAAATGTTCAGCGACACGTCTTGCCCACATCAAATCAACCGAACCGTCAAGTCCAATGCTATACGTATTCAAGACAGTATCTGGTGACGTTCGTTTCAATTCTCTCGACACAATTGCCGTGACAAGTGAACTATCAAGTCCGCCGGATAACAAGCATCCAACCGGTCGCTCGCTCATCAAACGTTTCACAACCGCCTTCGTGAATAATGTGCGGATGTTCGTGCATATTTCATCTTCAAATACTGTATCGTCCTTTCCATACATATCAATAACATCGTAGGAATAATTCACCTGAATTTCTTTAAGTTGTGATTCAAACACTGAAAGCCCATTTGTTTTTTTGATACTATCCTTACCAGATTTATAATTTATATAAGCGTAATCATAGTAGGTTCGAAATACTGCCGAACCCTCATCGGAGGTTCCGGTCCCATTATATTCCATATAACATCCAGCCGGAAATTGAATAATCGTTTCGCAAATATTATGGATTGATTTCAGTTCACTTGTAACGCAAAAACCATAATGGTCAGGGTTTATTGATACGCATGTAAGGTCTGAATGTTCGCTACCAAATATTCCATCATGTCGAACAACGCCAATATAAAGTGCACGTACACCGACCGGATCTCTTGCAACATACGTGACACTAGTTTCGTAGTCGTGCAACACAAACCCAAAGACTCCATCTAACCGACGAATGGTTTCGATTATACCGATTTTACGATACAAATGAATAATAATCTCACAATCAGAACCACTAATGTATTCGCTTTGTAGTGAAAACTCTTCAATCAAATTACGATAGTTGTAGATTTCGCCATTACACATCAACCGGCAGTTTTTAAGATGGAAAGGTTGGTCTGCTGCAGGGTCCATACCATTTATAGATAAACGATGAAACCCCCACGCGCGAGTCATATCCTTTACAAATACCGATTTATCTGGTCCACGATGCGACGTTGTAATCGAGTTTCCTTGCAATGTTCTAAGTTGAGTCAATGATAACGGTCCGACTGTTTGAAAATAGAAAATACCGCACATGTTTCCGAGACACGAATTGTAGAGTTATATTTAATCAAGACATACTGTTTAAACCATTTACTCGTACAACGGCGTTGTATTACTTTTTATAATAAAATTGATATAAATAGCCTAGATACAGTATTTGTTACAGTAATCACCGATACATACCTAACACACATATATCCATATCATGGTAGATACTTCAAATAGCAAACACATTCATCACATCAACCAGCTTCTGCACAACAAGGGAATCAAGCAAGAAGATCGAATAGGTATTTTGACTTCATTATTTGAAACACGGAAAAAGCATTCTGGCGGTGGAACAACAACGACATCCGCAAACGTCGTCGATGCGCGGTTCACTGATATCATGGACGCTATAAACGAGATTGATTTCACAAACAAGGAGATATCACAGGAAATCTTCATGCTTTTTGGAAGCAAGCTCACGCGATACAAACTTGACCAGTTTTATACACCACTAACGATTTCAGAATTCATAACTGAAATGATGATCGCCGGAAAAACTGCTGTAGATCCAGCAGGAGGAACTGGTGATCTACTTGTTCATTACCGCGGAACTACTCATATATGGGACATTGACGAGCACGCGTTAGAACTTTGCAGGTTCAATTATGAGTTGAATATGAATTCTAATTATCACATCAGGTGCAAGAATTCGTTACTACATACCCAAACCGACATGAGCACATTTGATTATGTAACGATGAACCCGCCGTTTGGTTCAAGCACAGTTGTCACAGATGACTCCATCCTACAGCACTACGAGTTGGGTGCTGGAAGAAAAAAACAAGAAATCGGTATTCTATTTTTAGAATTAGGTCTCAAGCTATTAAAGTCGGATGGTATCATGTTTGCGATTGTTCCTGCGGGGTATGTTGGAAATTCGACGAAACCGTGTATGGACCTTCGCGGGTTACTCCTGAGACATCGCGTGATTGCGTCAATTGAATTACCAAAGCAATCATTCAAACGTAGTGGGACAGGTGTAAACACCTATATATTGGTGATTCAGAAGAAATCCCATCACGACGCAGCAGGTCACGCCTACCCTATTTTCATATCTGCACTGAATCATATCGGGTACGAGTTATCGAAAGCAGACACGCCAATCAAATACAAGATTGTTCGTGAAACGGGCGAACTTTATATGAAAGATGGGCAACCTGTGATGGAAAATGAACTGACTGATTGTGCGAATCAACTTGCCAAGTTTGCTTGCGAACATCAAATATCAAATTTAGTTCATGCAGATACCTTCGATTCACCAGCAACAGCAATCCACGACGCATACGATTCAGTATTATCGTCATCCTTACAAAATCTGATCCTAGACGTTAAACGTTATAGTCGCAACTATCGAACACTGATATTACAATTAAAGTCATCTCCAGGTTGTGTCCCAATTTCCGAACTTGCAAAACTTATTCTGAAACCAACAAAAATCGAGAAGAACAAAAAATATAAGTATATCGACATTGGCGAAATTTCGACACCATTGTATGGGAGTAAAGAGATGTACGGATGGGAATTACCATCACGCGCCAAGTATTCACTTCAAAAGTACGACATCTTAGTAAGCAAATTAGAAGGAAATGTGTCTTACTGTGTAATTCTTGATGATTCGCCAAATTATATTTCCACCAATGGTGTATCTGTAATCCGACCGAAAAATATGAGTGCACTGTATATATTATTCGCGAATATTACCAAAAAAGACTTCATTATTCAACATAACGCATACTTAACAGGAAGCATTATGGCGTCATTAAGTGACAGTGATATTGGTGATATTCTCATGGATACTCGTGTTGATGTTGAGCTGACAAAAAAAATGGTCGAAGCACTGACCGCATTAACTGCTTTGCGACTGTAAATTTAACCGAAAATGTGTAAGATATTTGTTTAACTTGTAGTTAAAACTTCTTGAAACTGCCTAGCGTATTTTTTTTGATGAGCAGGATTGGCGCGAAGAAGTCGCAAAATTTGCTCGATTCGCTCTTCTTCGGAGTGACCACCCTGCTCTCTGTTACAAGAGCAGTGACCGATGTAAACATTACCGGTTTTTGTGCCCGTCTCTGGATCACGATGGCAGAAGTTGACGCTGTGTTCCTCTGCGCAGTAGGACTGATTGAGTTCTTGAACACTTACTGTTTCACCGCACCATAAGCATTTGTGACTGTTCGCGACGATGGACCCGACTTCAATTCCCAATTGTTGTTGAATTTCTATCGGCAATTCAGGTGCGCCTTCACAAGCAAAGATTTGCTTGATGAGCGAAATCAAGATCTCATTTTGTTCGGTCGGCCATGCAAAGTCGGCTTCCCTGACTCCAATCGGGCGGGGAAATGATGGACAAGCTTCGTATTCAGCCCGCGTCATTGATTTTGGAACGGGAGGACTGTGGCGCGAACGACGGTTGAAATAGGGGTCACCAGTTCGCGTGAGCAATGATCCGGTGATTCCGCTGCTGCCACCACCAGCATCAACAGAAGCACCACCAGTCACAGCAGCCGCCGCCGCATCTGCTTCGAGTTGATGAAGAGCGCCGATTTTGATGCATTTTGTGTTTCCTTTTGAGACGTATGCGTCTTGTTTGCATTTTTCAATGATAGTGCAGAGAGACGTGTTTGTTTTAAACGTGTCAAGTAAATTTTTGAGATTGATTTTGGGAACATTGAATTCAGAGAACGGGACCTTTCCACCAGGGTATACATCACTGTAGACGCTGGTCTCATCTCGCGCGCATGGAACAAATGTGTCATTGAACGTCGCACGAGGAATCTCGAACTCAACATCCGAATCGAATGGTTTAATTGTTACGCATTCCGGTTGATTCTTCACGACGATTGACGGAACACCTCCACATATCCAACTTATCTTTTTGTTTCCTTTGTGGTCGAATGACCGGGTTGGCCGAACAAACTCGGTAGTTCCGTTGATAGGATATTTTGACAATTTCGAAGCAAAACCAGAGAACAACATTGTAGAACGGATAGAACGCTGAATACCAAACATACAAGTAAAAATATTTCAATTTATTTACTCGTTCTACACAATATATTTTCATATTATATTTTCATATTATAAAGTAAGTAAACGTACCGCGATAATAAATATGGAAATGTATGGTGTTGTAAATGGTGCATACACAAATCATCATGACCGACTTGGTGAAATCAATGAACGTATTTCTTCACGGAATATTCCATCGACTGCACTTGCTCCGGCGTATAATGTTCGCCCTCTTTCATCCAAATACGCAATGATGCCGATTGTTGAGTCACGCCCAGTGCCAACTGTAGAAATTCCACCGTACCAGCATTTCACCACTGAGACAGTATTTAATCCCGGAAATGGAAAGGCGCCTTGGCGTGGGTGGGCAGAACGCGTGAATGTTGAATCATCACTTCGAAATCAGTTCTTCGCACTTCAGCGCAACGATCGTGCTGTTTATGTTCCGAGTTCAGCAAGCAACTTGTATCAAGTCGAAATCGATGCTCGAGAGGTTGAACAACCAAACCCATATTTGTTTGATAATGGAGCAACCAACTTTGCACCGATGAACCCGAATCCCAATAATTTAGGCAAACTTACGTTTGATAACTCTACACGATTTCAACTTCGAACGCTCAATTGTACATACGACGGTTTTTGTACCGGAGAAGGTGGACCTACTATTGAACAAGTAACAAAACATGTTCCGGTTGAGCAGTTAAAAAAGAAAGAAAAAGAAAAGCAGCAAAAGGTGCATTTATCTCATATTGAGGAAGGATTTTCTGGGAGGTCTGAGACAAAGCAAGAAAATAATGAGAAACAGAATAAGTTTCCAAAATATATACCACGCGCAACTGCTTCATCCAATGCACGTGAACATTTAACCATGCGACGCTAATCGCAAGAAAATATAAAAACAATGCTTGAAATAGAACAATATATGCCGAGTTATTGTTCTATTATTACATATCATAGTGCAGTGAAATGGCTGAAAACAAACAAGAAACGCCAAATGGAACAATATCCGAATCAGCAGCAGAGTCAACCGACGTCAACACCGAGTCAGGTCGAATGCATGATTCCGAATGGAATGAATTGAACCAACTAACGCTTTCAGTAATGTCAAATCGTAACCGATATGATAAATACAAAAAGATAGTTGCAAACACCAGCGATAGCGTTATTGAAACATTTAACAAAGAAAAGTCATATTATAAATCCCGTATTTTGGCGATGACGCGTGACTTATTTGATGAACGGTGTGAAAATGAAGATGTCAACCGTGAACATGAAGGTTACTTGAAATGTTGTATTGAATATTTGAAATGGTGCGATATTACTGAAATGGTAGGAAATGATAATCGTAGTGAAGTGAGAGAAGATATAACTAATGCACGACAAGAATTACAACGTAAAATAATAGAAACGCCATTAATATTGCAAATGAAAGATGAACCGAATGAATCAAAAGTTGAATCCGGACCTGCGACCGCGCCC